AAAACGTCCGTTGGGATTTTTTCTGAAATCATAAAAAAGTTATATCATACTTTCTGTTTGTGTAAAACTTAGCCTTTAGTCTAGTCTGAACACGCACGGGGCAAATTGGGTGGGGTGGGGGCAAGTCAAAGACTAGATCTAGTATGTGGACTGATCTAAGTACCTAGATGTTGTTAATGAAGGTATCACCTGCCATCTCAGGCTGCCTGGAAGAGCTGGTAGACGCTGCTGCCACGCTGCGTGGCTTCCTGGTTTGCTGGTGATTAGGCGTAAAAAAAGGGGCGAATATTCGCCCCTCGCCGATCCAATTGGAATTAGATTATCGGTTTGCTTGTCGTTGAACTATCTCAGCAAGTTTTTGTTTAACTCTATTGCCCCATTCATTAACGTACTGAGGTGCGTTAGGGTCTAGGATAATAGATTCAACTTCACTTTCTAAGACTTTATATAAAGCCTTATAATCTAGTCCGTCTATGTGATTAGCTTGGACTTGATTATTGTTATCAACTGCTTGAACACCAAAGGCATTATTAACTGCTGATAATTGTCGTGATAAGTAGTCATCATTATTCGGCATTTTGATTTCTCCTTTCTACCTACCTTCTTACTCCCATTTTATTTTATACTCAAGAACTTTATTTCTTTCTTGTGGATAACTTATTACTTGACAACGACCACGCAGACGCATGTGCCATGTAACCCCCGTGGTGCTTGTGTATATATCTATATATACTTGGTAATGGAAATGGAGAATGGAGATGGAAAATGCAGACGTAAAAAAAGGGGCGAGTAGGTCGCCCCTGTTCAATCTGTTTAGGCAATTATTGGTACTAAGCAGAAATTCTGAAGTCTGCTACTTCATCAATCGTAGCTTTTTTGTTTCGTGAAACTGTTGTTTCCGATAAAGGCATAGCCTGTATTTGTTTATATTGCGTTGGCACTTTGCATTGATGATACGCAATCTCGCCAAGTTTCTCCTTGACAAGTTGGTTGTCAATCTTAGCAGATAGTTTTTGTGTAACATGAAGTGTGTAGTCCTTACCATGCAACAGGTTTGCATTTTCACTCATCGACAAATCTATCATCAGTTGTCTATTAACTTTAATAAAGTCTGCTAGAACTTTCTGCATATTTAACGCTCGACCATAAGCGTCTATGATAGCTTGTTTATTTCTTTTGCTTACACTAGCGGGGCTTTGTTGAGCCTTCTCTAGTACTTCTATTATATTAACAGTTTTTGACATTTTATTTTCCTTTCGTCTTTCTGATTAATACATCTTATATAATCCCATTTTATTAGAAGTCAATAGTTTATTTTAATTTTTTTTCCACACGAACTTCAGCTCCACGCCCGTGCAGCATGCTTGTGCTTCTGTATAGTATGTCTATACCTGAAGCTAACCAATGGAAATGGAGAATGGAGATGCAGCTGCGGCATCAGCCGAACGTGCTGCGGAACAAGAGCCACAGTATTAGCACTGTAGCTCCTGCTGCGGGATGATGCGCAGCGAATAGTAAAGCAATCAAAAGGATCATAGTGCAGGTACCATTTCCTGCATCTGTGTCCAGGCTGCAGCGTCCTGGTTCACCAGCACATGCGCGCCGTCTCCCCAGTCCAGGTACCAGTACTCTAGACGATGTAGTTCGCCGTGTTCGTTCACGTACCCGCGAAGCTCGTCGCTGGGCCCGCCCCAGCTGAACTGCCAACGCCAGTACCCTTCTGGTTGGTTGTCCCAGGTATGCGGTTCTACATAGTCGAAGCCCAATGCCTCGTACTCTGGATCTTTCAGGTCTTCCTGCCTTTCTTTCCATTCTTCTGCAACGCGCTCTGCGCATGTGGGTTGTCTCTTTTGTACTGTTACGGTTTCCATCTTCTTCCTTTCTGTTAATGGGGCTGGAGTTCGAAAGTAAACGGTCACACCAGCCCCGATTCGCGGCCGTTTGCAAAACTTCTAAACGGATTCGGTAGCCACAGGTATGTATATAGTCCCATCTTATTAGATAGTCAAGTAGTAAGTGAACTTTTTTTTCACACAACCAGCTCAGGTTCCTGGGCTGCACCAGCAGCTCCTGGTACTATGGTAAATATGCTAGGGTCGTAGCCAATGCACAATGCAGACGGCTACCAGCTCAGGATCCTGGCTCCCGCTGCGTGCAGCAGGTATATAGTTATGCCTTTTGGTTTGGCTTCCCCAATGGAGAATGGAGAATGTAATCCTGGATCTCAGCCCAGGCTGCGGGGGACGCTGGCAGCGTCCATGTTTTATCTGCGTGTTTGGGGGACAATGTCCCGATGGAGACGATGGAGGACGAAGAAAATATACACATCAAGCTCTCTGCGAGGGTCTGATGCATAATAAAACTTCTTCCGCCTTGTCTTGCATGGCTAAAATGCCACGATTTTTGAAAGGGGCTTAACTTTGCTTTGTTAACTTTTGTTGACGTTTTAAGTTCCAACCAGAACATTATGCCATCTTTACAACCATAACAGTCTGGCACACCAGGCAACGCCCAACTTTCTATACGAGTCCAGAAAACACCTGGCATATTTTTCTTAATGGACTGCCATAACTTTGATTCTGGCTTCATTAAAAGTACATCAGATAAATAACAAACCCAATTAAAAATGTTAATTTTAAATTAAAAAACAACAGTAAAAGAATAATCAAAAGCACATAACCAATCACGGACACCTCTTCATCAGTTCCATCATTTGATTGTAATACAACAATCTAAACTCAAAATCTTCAGCAGTCAGAGCTGCACGCCTCAAGTTCTCTATCCTACGCCAAAACAACTCGTCTGTCATAGGCAATGCATGATACTCATACAAGTCTGGTCTAATTATAGCTAACACTAATCCTCCTCTGTAACATTAATAACTAATTCTATATTTCTACTAGCATACTCACCATTGACTGTCTCATGCCAATCTTCTAGCAATTGTACTAGCTTTTTAAAATTAATAGAACTACCATCAATAGTGCCTGTAATAACATTCTTCTTTTCTTTACCTTTAACCCACTTAGTGCCAATATTATTGACAACATATTTATCTATATGCATAACTTCCTCTCTTTCTAAGGAATCTATAATCCCATTCTATTTTATAGTCAAGACTTATTTTCTAATTCTTTAACTTCCTCAAACGTAGTTTCAATACTGTACTGTTCTTTCAAGTCCTGTAGCTTCTTCTCTACCTCATCTCTCGACATCGAGTCGATAGTCCCTGTCAGAATTTCTTTCTTATCAACATACAACCCAGCTATCTGTCCTCTCCTGGTTTCCGCAGCTACGGCAGCGTTCCAGTTTCCTGAAGCAGACGCTTGATCTCTAATTCTAGCCAATGTAGACAATGATCTTTCTTGTGTGCACCGATACCTTTCAACATTTGCTCTAACCTCTGAATCAATAGCTTTTGCGACCACAGGATACAACTCAGGGTTCTGCAACCTGGATGCCAGCTCCGTAGCACTCTTTTTGCTATAACCAGCCTCAGCTGCACACTGCGATGCAGACTTCAAACCCTCTGAATGAACTAACAAAAGAATAAATTTTCTTTGTTTTTGTGTTATTTTAGGGTGATACAACGCTTCTGATAAAGGTTGTGGTATAAATACTTCATTGTTTTCTTCCATAATGCACCTTTTCAATAGATGTTTTCTTCAAATTAATTTTATATTACTAAATAATTCCATGAAATGCGAGTTTTTTTCGTAATATATAGATACTTTGTAACTTGTAAATAGTTGTAAGTTACAAGAAGTTACAAAAAAAGATAAGTATTCTGCTATTTGTAACCTTGTTACCTTGTAACTTGTATTTTACTAAAAAAAATAATTTAAAAAATAAAATGGTAGAAACATCTATAGAGAACGACGTTTATGAAAAGAACTTTGGATCTTCTCTCACCAATCGTAGTGCTTTGTCTAATGCCTGGCGTCCATCAGTCATGATTACTTCCCATTCTTCTGCAGTATATACGCGATCTTGCTTTGGATCATAGAATTTAATTGACACGTCTCCGCAATGACGGCACTTATAAACTTTTCTTACGGGGCTTTCTGGTAGTTGTGTGTACATACCTTTTTATCCTTTGTAATGGAAATAATACCACATTCTCAGGTAGATTTTTCTTAAAATATATCGAATCCATGACTTTCATGTTCTCAATTCTTTCATATTGGTCCGTTGTCCGTGATGCGAGGATCGCGTCCAATAAATCTCGTTGCTTTAATATCTCTTGATCGCTCATCTGCCGCCTGTTCTGTTCTTTTTTCTTTTTTTAGCTTTTTCAGTGGCTTTTTCTATACCCACTCCTCCAATAAAAGCAGTTCCTGCTGTTCTAGTTCCTTTTGGAAATCTTCTAGAAACAACTTTATCAGCATCTTTAAAATCTTTTATCTGGTTCTTTATAAATTTTTTAACTTTTTTATTTTTTAAAGCTTTACCAATGCCTTTTACAGCTAATCCTGCTCCTCGTACTAATAATCCTATTGCCATAATTACCCTTGATCGCTCATCTTTTCTTTTTTTTAGGCATCGCACGAGCTAACTCTGAAGCAAGTGATTTTGTGCTCCTTAAACTGTCTCTTTTTCCACCTATTACTTTACCAATGGGTCCTTTTACCTTACCAGCAGGTCCTTTAGACTGTGTTTTTTTACCAAATCCAGTGCCTGCAAGGACACCACTATCTTTAGCATTATAAAAATCATTAATGTTTAATCTTCCAGTTGGTTTTCTGCTTCTTGCTAAGTTTAATATTCTATTAGTCATACGACCAGGATTCTTTTTAATGTAATCTTGAAGCTGTTTACCTATTTTAGGTATGCTTTTACTTTTCTTTTTCGGTGGTCTTATTGCCATAATACTCTCCTATGGTTTCTTTGGCTTCTTTTTAGGTTTAATTCTATTCGGATTCTTTGGCTTTTTCTTTAGTTTAGGTTTTATTTGTGGAGGATCGAATGGTCCTTTACCATACAATCTTTCGAGCATATCATCCACTTCTTTTCTTCGTGCATCACGTTGACTTTTCTCTACCGTAGCTCTTCCAACACTTGTCGCTGCTTCACCACCCATGGCATATCCACCAGCTTTTTTAACTCTTGATCTAATGTCAACAAATTTCTTAGCTGGAGTTTCAATGGTACTAATTGTGCCTTTTCTTAATTTTTTTTTTAAATCAGGAAATAACTTAATAGTTTTGATTGTTAAATCAGCGTCTTTGAATTTACCCATACCAAGTCCTTTGTTTTAGAGCTGCCGTAGTTAGGCATTTCGCTTCACAAGCAGCTCATAACACTAGGTATAGTATATTATTGCGTTTGACGCAACTAAAAGGGTGGTTCACCCTTAAATTTTACAACAGGATTACTCTGTCGAAATCGTGTAGTTTTCGAAACAGTCGGGGTCCAAGGGCGGTCCGTA